ATACACCCCACGTGAGAGAAGTGTGTAAGGAACTTCTCGATGTTGTCCTGACTTCGAGTGACCCAGGACCACCAAAGGAACTGGCACAGAAACGTGCGTCAGAACTGCTGGCGGGTGAAGTGCCAAATGAGAAGCTTGTGTTGAGCCAGTCCCTCTCAGATTCATACAAAGTGAATGGTTCCTCAGTATCAGTAACGAGTCCGCAAAGTTCGCAAATCAATCAGGCGCATGTACAGGTGGTGAACAAGATGCGCGCGAGGAAGCCTGGCTCTGAGCCACAGTCAGGTGACCGTGTCCCATATCTATTGACAGACACCGGTAATCCAAAAGCGAAGGCGTTCGAAAAGTCCGAAGACCCCAAGTATGTTGAAGAGAACGGGGTTCCTATCGACTACCACTATTACTTTGTGAATAAGTTCCTGAGTCCTGTGTGTGACCTTCTTGACCCACTGTATGATAACACGAAGCAGGAAATTTTTGGTGAAATCATCGAAGAGCATAAACCCGTGAAGAAGAGTTTGGGACCCGCACTGAGCACGATGAAGAAGGAGCAACTCATTGAAGAATGTAAACGCAAGGGGCTAGATGATAGTGGGAAAGTGGCTGAACTCCGAGACCGTCTTAAAGATGCACGACAACGTGAAAACTCAGTTGAAGACATATTTAAAAAATACACACAAGATACTAATAAGTCATGATTACCAAAATCGTCATAGAAAATGTCAAGAAGCTCATCACTGATAATTTGTCTGAACTCATCGACGATGCTGTGAACCAATATATTTACGACACAGTTGAAGAAGAAGTGACGAAGCATACCGAATACAAAATCAATGGGATACTCGAACACATCTCAAAAGTTCATGGCATTTCTCTTGACCTCCTTTTGAGAGATGCACCTCTAGCGGGTATGAATGGAATATGTAAGGGTTCGAAAAATACACCAAATGGACCTGTGCGTTGTACATTCAAAGGTAATCACGATGGATACTGTAAGTTTCACCTATCAAAGGGTACTCAAATTAGACGTCGAGAGCTTTCAAGTGAAAATATCCATACCCATGGTCCCGAACAAATGTATGTGGTTGGATGCCCGGGGTGTGAAAAATCTAACGAGCTTATAGGAATGCGGAGTATATTCAACAATGAATAAATCGACCCTCCTACTAACATCTATCAACGACTTTTACGGCGACGAAAGGAATCGAACAAAATTGCAAACTATTTTGGACAAATCGAGTGGCATATCTCTTCGAAATCTGGAGTGGTTCATCACGAACTACGCAAAGAAGAATAATGTTTCCTATAAGACGAGGGATGGAAAGTTGTTTACCGTCCATTGTGCCTATAAATCGAGTCTCGATGGGTACAGTAAGAAGTTATTTGACCCGTTCTGTCGGGCAGAGAAGTTTGCATATACGATTCCTGGGACATCTCATGAAATTCAAACGACGTTGGCGCAGTTGAATTTCATCAAATGGTGTATCAAGAATAATATCATTGACTATATAGCCTCTAATAAGACGGCACTTTTTAATAAATAATTTTAGCTTTCCCATTCCTGATTATCATCATATTGTAACTTTTTGCTATGATTATAACCTGCTTGGGAAAATAGATTGGTTCAATCCCGAAAACTTCAATGTAATTATCGTCAAAGTCGAACGTTCCATGTCTTCCGTCGTACTCGAGTTCCATGGTGACTCTCGCATCTTTTATCGTACTGAAATTGAGATGACCCGATGGCCTTAACTCACCTGGATACAAAGCAAAGCTGTACATATTGATGTTACGGAAGTTTGGGGAGCGTTTATGATACAAGTTTGGTAAAGATGCTGACAGGAACATATTTGAACCTGTCGTCTTGTCTAGAATTTGTGTACCATCACAATCGAGTGTTGTTGTTTTCTGCTTTGAATACATGAGGGGAACATTCTTCTTAGCTCGAACCCATTTGTTGAAAATGGATTCTGGGTAAGCCACCGTGAGCTGTGTGATTAGGAACTTGAGATTGTTATTCCTCGTTTCTGACAACGACGTGATATTTACATATGTCGTCAGTTTAGAGATGATGTCTGTCTCATCTTCTTGAGCAATCGTCGGGTCTTTCAGAGCCTCTAACAAATAGTAGAAGTATCCTCCCCATGCAGCTTTAAAATCGGTATTTTGTAGTTCTGCACTGGTAGTACCAGAAGTTAAAAGTCCCAGCAGTGTGATGATGGTACCAGATAATGTATCCAGGTAATTCGTTATCGCGTTGACAGCTGTGGTGTGATTCAAAGAACCAGGTGTGCGAAATTCGTTCAGTAATGTAAGCTGGTCGTCTTCCCATATATCATCAAACCTAATAAGGAGTTCTACGAGAATGTTTCTATCGACTGGATCTGTTACATTAACAGGTGCATCAGTTATTGTGTCACTCAAACCAACATTTACAGTCTGTAGATAAAAATTCAACCCTTTCATATATGTAGTTAACACCCGCTTATAATATTCTTCTGTCGTAGATGATGAACCACCTACAATATCACCGAGTTTTTGTAATATATCCCTCTGTTCCTGACCCCAAAATTTGTACCCATTAAGGGTGTTCACATCTTGTTCAGTTAATGTGTAAGTTGGATCTAATAAGGAAAATGTGTTGATGTATACCATTAAAATACCACTGATATAACCAGTTAATTGAGATATGTACAGCGAATCGCCCCCTGAAGGAGTTTTCAAAGTATCTAATGTATTAAGCTGATCATCTTCCCATATCGGTATTGTTTTGATTCTGTCTATGATGGGTGTTCGTTCTAGTTCAGATGGAGGTAGGTTGGTAAGTGTATAATTTACACCATTGACCAAGTAATTTATTTCATCTGGAAGATTATTGAGATAAGCTACTAACGCATTAATCACACTTTGCTCCCCTATGAAACCAGGTGCAATTTGTCGCAAATCGTTCAAATTGTAGTATTTTTCTCCCCACAAATTCAGTGAAATTATCCCATCTATGACATTATTTTGATCGAACTGGGTGTATCCCGTCATATTGGGAACGTTTTCCTCAATTCCTTTTTGTTTTAGTGCGGCTATATAATTCGCGTCATTGGATGATGATGGTGTGCGCAATAAATTCAATAACCCGAACGCTTCATCACTCCACGCGTGTGAAGTGGCTATACCCAACATAATTGGGTCACGTTCCGCTGCGGTGGCGGGTAAACTATCAAGTACCCCATTTATCCCCCCCTTTAGAGCATTCAGTCTAAACTTGAGTGTTGGTATCGCACCGAGAATACCAGTTAAATATCCAGTTAGGATTGGTGCATATGTTTCATCGTCGTTATCGTAATCCAATACAAGTTTAATGATATCATCACCCCATATCGGCGTTTGACGCAAAACCTCTACACTTGCGATGCGTTGTTGAGATGTAGTACCTGGAAAATCACCGATTACATCTAACATACCCTCATTTAAAAATTGTACACCTGTGACCTTAGCATTCGTGTATACACGTAGTCCGAATATGAGGTTAGTTTCGGTATTTGTGTTTGCAAAGATAGAGTCTTTTAGTGTATTTAAATACCCTTCCTCTGTCGCAGTCCAGAAATCGGGTATGGCAAGTAAAGTATCTACTATAAACACACGATCGGTTCCACTTGTCTCACCTGCGAGACTGGTTAGTGCCGCGTCCACACTCGTTTTCACACCACCGAGTTGATTGTATACACCATCAAGATATGCTTTAAGACCTGTTATGGTAGCTGCTTGTGTATTGATTATATCTGTGTCATTACCCGGATTTATAAGTAAACTTTTAAGTAAAATTTTAAGTTGGGCACTTTGTGGGTTATTTTCTGGGTCACCCCATAATGTAGCCCCAAGTTTGAGTAATGCACCTACGATTCTCGCACGTAGATACTCCGATTTACCTGGGATACTATCCAACACTGCTTTCATCCCCAGTTTTATGATGTCAAATTCTGTTTTGGTATTATCGAGAAATTCTATCAGTTTCGTAACCGTAGCAACCTGGTCAGTAGCACCTGGTTTGAGTTCAGACAAACCACTCAAGTAGTAACTCGCCGTTGTGAGGTGGGCACGAAGTCCAAAGATGAGTAGTTCTTCTTCGGGTAGATTAGTGGATTTTAGGAGTTGTAATATACCCACCTGTTCCTCACCCCAAAACTTGGGTATATTGGGTATAGTAAGAAGATTGTTATCGATGATATTTATCCGTGTATCTACATCTGTCTGACCTATGAGCGCATTTAGATTTGAAGTTGCATTTATTTGTGAAGTAATAATTTGACTGGGGATACTATCTAAATAGGTTTTAAGTGCTGTTATATATTCAGCTTCCGTTGTCGTGTTTATAGAAGGGTCCTTGAGTTTGTTCAAGTATGTCGTGTACGTATTCGTTGGTCCCCAGTAAATAGCTTGAAGCATAGCGTCTATTGCAGCAGTTCGTACATCTCCATCTTCCTCACCCACGAGCGAATCCAAAGCGGTAGTTACGACTCCTCCCCATACTGGAATGAGTTTGAGAATAGTGAGTCGTTCTTTTTGTGCGTCTGTATATTGATCGAGCTTGTAAAGTTCATTTAAAATAGAAATTTGTTCATCCGACCAGTTTCCGGTTTTCTTGGCTATAAAGAAGAGTTCCTTAACACAATTTTTAAAATCTAATTTGAAATCACCTACTTTGGATTGTGGTTCTATCATGAATTCATTTCGCTGTCTCTGTTCAAATAAGATATCAATTGGTTTACTGCGTAGCATACAGCGTTCTGTTGTATTCAGATGAACGAGTTCCAAATTTATTTTGAAATCACTCAACTCTAGACGTTCTGTCAACTGATTATTTGCGTGGGGGTCCCATAGATTATCACCAAATAGTTCTTGTGTCGCAAACACAACATCGATAGTGGGTCGGAGTTTTATCCGAAGAGACAACTCTTGTTCACGTAGAGCACATAAAGGAAATCCATGTCCGGGACGTTTATGAAAATAGAATGGAATACCAATTCTATATTCGTCAGTACTGAAAGGGTCTATACCTTGTGTATTATACTGCCCATCGTAAAACTCCTGTAAAAATTCTCCATCAGAACTTCCCTGAAAATGTTTACCATGAAGCATGTCTATACTCGACCTATAAGATTCAGGTACCTGAAATTCTCTCTCTATGAATATATCGTCCGAGGTAACCGTATCAATTTTTTCATCACCTACATACAATTCTACATAATCAATGACAGAAATACCAAATATATCAATGGGTGAAATATTCGAACCTAAATTCGACACGTGTACGGGATTCACGACAAACGAAATAGTAATGTCTTGTAAAATATCTCCATACTTTTGAGGAATTGGTACATCTAAAAAATCATCCGTGTACACACCTTCCGGAAAAGAAATTTTGTAATTTTCCGATGCGTGGCTTGTATGTTTACTATACCTTTTAGTGAAGAAGGAGAATGATGGGTTTATACTTAAAGCATCACCAAGTTCACCCGACGTCTCGATCTGAACCCGACCTGCCATATATAACTATCTATCATTAATATTTTAAGCCACATAATCCACTTGAATAGTGAAGTATGTTATAACTCTTTGCGTAAATCTGAACTTCTATAGTATCATCATCACTGTCTGAATAATCTAACTTGATTCGACATCTTTTATCGATTATACGACTGAAATTTAAATGCCCTGAAGGTGTGTTTTCTTTGGGGTACATTGCGAAAGAATAACTCCCAATATTTTCCTGTGTTGGTAACTGATACAGGGTGTTCGAATCAAACGAAACATCCCCATTTACACCTGACATGGAATTTGTAAGTGAGTTTTCATAAACCAGCTTTGAAAATGATTCATTGAACAATGTCGTATTGTTAAGATAGACACCAATTTCTTTGAATTTTGTGTTGAGCATATACTGAATCAATTCTTTATCACCTTGATACGGAAATTTTCTTGATTTCTTACCTGCTATGAAATACATTGTCTTGATTGGGTGACCGAAGCGCAAAACAATCTCAGTTTCTTCTTCATTCGTTCTTGGTACATCATGACGTTTCAATTGTATTTGTGTAATTAATTGTTCCATTGGAGTACTTTTCAGATAATTCAATTCATCCTCATCTAAGTAAGCGTATGTGGTCAGCAGCGACGCCCTTTTTATTTTAGTTTCCGTGACATACTCTGTTAGATATGGTCGTATGAGTTTATTCAATGGTTTAAACTTTACCCGAACGTAACAATTTTGTTTCGTGAGTTTACAAAATAAAATAGAAGCTGGTAAGTTGTTATAGAAATAAAATGGCAAATCGATGTACATCTGACGCAAATTCCATTCATCATTTTCATCAGGTCCATACGGCTCCTGTTTAGCAGTCGTCAGAGGAACAACACTATCTCTAAAATTATAATCACTCGTATGATATTTATGATATAAGTATATCCAGTCACCCGTGAGTCGCTCGATATGCGTTCCTCCTATGAATAGATCTGCGTATTCGATGGCGTGGATGCCAACATTGGGTGTAAATGGATCCTCCGCTTCGGGGAATTCTTCTAATGTGGTAGATGCCTTGAATAAAAATTGGTATCGAAGTGTGAGATTCGTGAGAAGATCACCCATGTCCAC